AAGTGGGTAATAATTGACTACTTACAACTAATGACGCTCGAAGGGTTTAGAGGCGGTAACCGTGAAGCAGAAGTAGCGGAAATCAGCCGAACGCTTAAAGCCGCTCAGAAAGAACTGCAAATACCAATTATCGCACTATGCCAACTTAACCGACAAGTGGAGCAACGAGCGGATAAGAAGCCGATGCTTTCCGATCTTCGTGAATCGGGATCACTCGAACAAGATGCGGACACGGTTTGCTTTGTTTGGCGACCATCGTACTACAACCTATCTAACGATGAAGGGAAGCCATACACGAACGAAACATTCTACCTATTTGAAAAGCACCGACAAGGTTCAACGGGGACGGTTGAGTTTAGAAACAATGAAACCGTTACGACCTTTTACGATGCGAACCAAGAACCAATGACATCACACCTACCAGTACAAATCGAATCAACATCACTAAACCACATCAGACAAAATGAAGATTTACCATTCTAAAGAGTTTGTTAATGTCGATCTTAACAAAGCGAAATTTATCCTTGAACTCCAAGCCTTAACCGATGCAGAACTCGCACATCACTTTCCGAAACTTGCCGCGAAATATGATCGGGACGGGATTATTAAAGCGGTGGTGTTCGGGGTTGAAAAATAAATTTTCGCATCAGTGTTTTTCGTGTTGTTTATTTGTGTACGTTTGTTGAAAGATAAAGCGATATGCCACGACTGAAGAAATACATTGAAGCGACTAAACACCTGACTAAGCGAGTACCTGCAAGTCAGTTACAGAAGTGCCACGAAATAATAGATGAGTATCTAACCCCATTTGAAGCACCTAAAGATGAATCAATCGAACAACCCCAAAATAAAACTGAAAGAACTGACAAAGCCTAATTGGTTAAAAGTTGAAAATGCAGAACAGATAAAGGCAATGCGAGATTTCTGCATTAAATCAAATCAACTTATTTGGACTGAGTATTTAGAAAGAGATTGTAACGGATTGATTTATCCCGTTTTTTTTCAATACAAAAACGATCATATTGGCGAAAGGTTCTTAGTAACGAATTGGGATAAGAAATACATCACACACGACCAAGTTATTTACGAATTTAATCAACTTGAAACTAACCCGTAACACCCCGACCAATGAGCAACGACAAGCACACACCGACACCGTGGACAGACGAAAAGTTTAGACCAATTCCAGCAGGAGATGATCGAGTTTTATTAGGAGCGTTTAACATGCCTTCAAAAATACCATTAAGGGTTTTATCAGAGGCAAATTATCAACACGCTGCAAAATGCGTGAATGAGTATGACGGACTGATCGAAACCATCGCCACCCTCCGAGCCGAGAAAGCGGAACTGATCGAGGCGTTGAGAAAAATTCAGGAGTGGACGGATAAAGGCAGCGATACATTAGCAAGAATCAGAATGTCATCAATCGCATCACAAACCCTTGCTAAAATCGAATCGAAATGAACAGAGAAATTAAATTCAGAGGCGTTTGCGCCATTTCAAAAGAGATTGTTTACGGTGATTTAATTCACGGTGTTGGATCTAAGAGTAACAATATTTATATCTTACCTAACAGAATAAACTTAGCAGGTGTTAAGCACTGCGATCCATTAGATGGAGTTAAGGTATTGCTTGAATCAGTAGGTCAATATACTGGACTTAAAGACAAGGACGGTAAAGAGATTTATGAGGGGGATATATGTAAAAAAGAAAGACATAGAATAAATTACGAAATAGTTTTTTTCAAAAATGCTTGGGCAATTAAAAGCGAAACAGATAACGCTATTTGGCATCAAGAATTTTGTAACGGAGCAAATAGCAATAAACTGACAGTCATCGGAAACATTCACCAAAACCCCGAACTACTACAATGACCACCCAAACCAACCTTGACCTGACCGACAAGCAGCCGACCGCGTTGATGCGACTGGAAAGGATCGTGAGAGATTTAAGGCAGTCCGATCCGAAAGCATTTGGTGAGGGATTTAACACGGCACTCGGAGCAGTATTGGCTGAAATCGAACTAATGAAACCCTCCGAACTTGCCGACCTTATTAAGTCATTCTGCGAGGGCGGGATCGAAACCGAATCCGCTGAAACGTGGAGTAAGAAATGGAAACAATCAGACCAACCCTAAACACAACTAACAATGACCGAAACGATTGAACCAATTAATCATTACCTTTGTAACGTGAAGATGCCGAAAGACGTAACACTAATTGAGATCATCGCTTGGGTCGTGCTATTGACGGCTCTTTGCGGTGCGATAAATTTAATCGTGAATTGATATGGCAGGTTACACACCGATTTGGAAAACATTAGGAAAGCCTCGTAAGTTCGCTACTTCACAACAACTATGGGAGGCGGCACTTGAATACTTTAAGAACACTGACGAAAGGATTTGGACTGAAAAAGATTGGGTTGGTAAGGATGCAATCGAAGTAGAACGGGAAAAAAGAACACCTTACACAATCGCTGGATTTTGCGTATTTATCGGTGCTTCACGTCATTGGTGGAATGAGTTTAGGAAAGTCGCAGAACAAGATTATTTGGAAGTCTTTGCACGTATAGAGGACGTTATGTTTGCTCAAAAGTTCGAAGGTGCTTCAGTTGGTGCGTTCAATGCTACTATCATCGCCCGTGACTTAGGACTTACCGAAAAGAAAGAAATTGATGCAACTGTTAACGCTCCATTAGTGATAACGCTCGATAGTGATAGCACTAACCAAGAAACAAAGTGAGGCGTATAAAGCAGCAACAAGTGGCAACTATCAGGTAGTAATATTTGGAGGTGCTATTCGTGGCGGCAAGACTTATTGCTTACTGACTACGTTCATATCACTTGCTTTAAATTACAGACGTTCACGGTGGGTAATCATCAGACGGTCACTGCCTGACTTAAAACGAAACACTTTGCCATCGTTCAATTCTTTACTCGACAATGGAGTAAGGCATTTAATAAAGTCTTGGAACGGTGACACGCACGTACTGACTTTCACGAACGGATCGGAGATTATGTTTATGGCTGAATCGTTTGAAACTGATAAGGACTTAAACCGATTCAAAGGATTGGAGGCGAACGGATTTGGATTTGAAGAGATTAACGAATGTCAGGAAGCAGCATTCTATAAAGCAATCGAACGGACTGGAACGTGGTTGAACGCAGACGGTAAGCCTCCGATGGTAGTAATGGCAACCTTAAACCCTGCTCAGAATTGGACTAAAAAGTTATTTTACGAACCGTATCGAAACGACAAACTCCCTGCGAATTGGATTTACATACCATCATTCATAACGGATAACAAGTACATTCCACAGACGTACATCGACAATCTGAAGTCATTACCGCCCGTTCAATACGCTCGATTTGTTGAAGGTGATTGGGACGTTATGGAGGCTGTCGATAACCCGTTCCTTTATAATTGGAACGATGATAAACACATTGACAATTCGATACAGTTAAACCTAAACAGACCAGTAATATTCAGCATTGACTTTAACGTAGAGCCTTTGTGCGGATTAGTTATTCAGATGGACGGGCGAGATACATACATTGTCGATCAGATGCGAATATCGAACGGTGACATCAATAAGTTATGCGACAATATCCTATCCATCGTTGGTGAGAATAGACGAGGGTTGATTAAGATAACGGGCGATAACACTGGAACAAGGCGAAACAGTTATTCGATGGAGAACCTATCTGCATTCGCTTTGATTAAACGCACGTTGAGGTTATCAGATAGTCAGTTCATTGTACCACGTAACCCAATGCACACTAACAGCCGTGTTGATTGTAATTCGGCTTTGTATAACCTGAAGATAAAAGTAAACGCCCATAAATGCCCGAACGCAGTTAATGACTTCAAGCGTGTTAGGTGGGATGGTGAGCATATCGTAAAGGCAAACCGTAACGATCCAGACCAGCAAGCCGATCATTTGGATAATTTTCGCAACTTTGTAAACGCATTCCTTAAACCCTACTTATGATCTCAGTCGAAACCCATTCAAGCTATTATCTTAAACTCGTCACGCCACAACTCAACTATTTCTTTTCGGTTAGTTTCGGTTGGATATGTAAGGGGATGCCGTTTGAATATAAGTCAACTGTTACTGATAAGAACGAAATCAGCCGTCTTGAAATAATGGTACACGCACACGCAGACGAGTACCAACTTAAACAATTTAATGCGTACCTTTCGGCAAAGAAACTACAAGTAAAAGCACAATGAGCGTTTGTAACACTTGCTATAATGGCGGCACTATTCCGAGTTGTGTTGCTTCGATTCAATTCGGAACGGTTGAGGTTGATACAACTTACAACCTTTGGATTCAGAACAATGCTACTCAGGCGATCCGAGGCGCATCAGTTGAATCGGATTCGGAAGGTGTGGTTAGCTTCGATGATTTTCTGATCGATCCGCGTTCGGCTTATACGTTATGGTTGACGGCTGATACTGAAAGCCCGAACCAAACACGCATCGACATAACAGTTGGTGAAGATGTTTACACCTCGATTTGTTTCGATGTGGTTAAGTCGTTTGATAGTTTAGATGTTGTTGCAAGCCTTACCGAATGAAACTACTCAAAGCAATTCGAAACATCGTAAAAGGTTGGTGGCTACTAATGGTCGATACACCTTCATCGTGGCTGTTAAATGCCAAACGAAAGAAGCATTGCGAACCTTGCCAGTTACGAAACAAATACCTAAACGTCTGTAATGATTGCGGGTGTTTCCTTCCTGCTAAAAGACGAGTTGAAGAAGAACAGTGTCCACAAGGTAAATGGTGAAATATGGCTACTTGGGTACGTCTGAAGTCAAACTTATCGCAGTTTCCAATTAGCGATGATCCGATACTTAATGAGGCGCAAAGTATTGACTTGGGCGAGGTCTTTGTCAATATAAACTTTGATCTTGTTACTGATTGGTACGAACACGATGGTAAGATTTACCTAACGCATTTAAACGATATTGAATACAAAATCTTTTACGGTACAACTGATGAAGTGGAAAAACAAATTCGCAAAGGCACTATCACAAATCTTTTCAAAACCAGCTAAACACCGCAATCAGTCGATGGTGTTTCTGTTTGAAAAGGACGGACACAAGTATTACAAATTCCCAAAGAACACTAACTTACCGCTTGACCGATTCAGTGAGATGATGGCTTTGCAGGAGTTGTTATCTTCAGGGCTGTCAGGTAGTGAGGTTGAAAAGATATTAGAGGTAATGGAAAAAGCAATTCATTCAGGTCTTGCCAATCCACAAAATAGTGCAGTAATATCTACGTGCGTGCATTTAATTAGGCAGCGTAAGAGTAACATCATTCACCGTGACTTACTGCTTAACATCGCAGCGATTTGGATTGTACGCGATGACGAACCAATTGAATCAATCACGCTTGACATTCACAAAGCTAAACTCGAAGTATTTGAGCGAATGACTAAGGAGGATTCGCATGGTTTTTTTACGACTTTGGAATTACCGCTTCTCGTGCCATTAGTGAATATGTCAGCACAAGACTTCAAGGAATTGTGGGAAAACAACGCCAACCAAATGAGGGCGTTAACGCAACAGCTAACCTTACTCAATTCGAACTTAGTTACATCAAGTCCAAAATTAAAACAGCGTTCGATGAACAATTAATGTCATTGTGCGATGGTGACGTGCAAGAATTTAAGGAATTGAAACGGTCGGACATAGCGACTTATTTGCTTAAATTTGAGGACTACTATAAGCGCAATGTCAAAGAAAGCAATAATTGAGTTAGAACTGAAGGCAGACGGCTATAAGGCTGATGTTGCAGAAATTCAGAAAGCTAACACCACTATAAGCGATTCGGCTACTAAGGCAGCAAATCAAGCGACTGAAGCCTATACTCAAACTGGCAAGGCTGCGAAGGCTGCGTTCTCATCTACTGAGGTTCAAAAGGCTTTAGTGGATCAGAACAAATCCGTTAACACCTTGACGGCTTCATTGGATAAGTTAGCCAAAGAAGAGATCGAATTAGTTAACGCCAATAAGCAAGCGACTGAGGCGTATAAGAACAATCGGGCAGAAGCGGAAAAGGTAAGGTCGCAAATAGCACAACTTACCAAGCAGACTGAAAGTTACAATAAATCAAACGATAACACCGAAAAGAAAGCCAAGTCCTTAACTGGTCAACTCAGGGCGATGAAGCAGGAGTTGGCTTTATTGGAGCAGGAAGGTAAAGACGGAACTGCACAGTTTCAACAGTTAGCGATTGCAGCAGGACGGTTAGAAGATCAGATAGGCGATACACGGGAACGGGTGCGAGTATTGGCTTCTGATACTTTTGCTTTTGATGTGGCTATTGATGCTACTCAAACACTTGCAGGTGCGTTCGGTGCTGTTCAAGGTGCAGTAGGTTTATTCGCTGAAGATAACGAAGAATTGCAAAAGACTATTGCTAAGACTAATTCTGCATTGGCTTTGCTTAACGGATTGCAACAGATCAATGCTTTCGTTACTGGTCAAAGTGCTGCAAGAATAGCATTAGCAACAACTGCACAAGCGGCTTATACTGCTGTCGTAGGAACCTCAACGGGTGCATTAAAAGCGTTTAGGTTGGCTTTGGCTGCAACGGGGATCGGATTGATCGTTATCGGTTTGATCGCATTGGTTCAGAACTTCGATAAGGTCAAGAAAGCATTTAGCGACTTTGCCGAATTGAAACCCGAAAACACTTTCCTAAAGATTGGTAAGGCGATTGTTGATACTGCATTAGTCCCGATCAATTTGCTTATTAAAGGAATCGAGAAGGTTCAAAACCTAATTGATCCAGCGAAAGAAGTACAAAAGAATAAAGGTGTTGTTGAGGCTTTTATTAAGGCAGAAGAAAAACGTGTTGAAGCACGGGCAGCGGCTATTGATCGGGCGATTGCATTGGCACAGGCAGAAGGCAAAGAAACGGTTAACCTTGAAATCGAAAAGGAAAAGTTATTTCTTGACTTTGCTAAACGTAAGTTGAAGATACTTACCGACAATGAAAAGACCATTGCGCAAATTAATAAGTTGACCGGTCAAGATTTAAGCGACTTTCAATTTGATTTGCAGCAGGAGGTACTTGACCGAGAAAATAACATTAAAGTATTACGTATTAAGAACGCTCGTGAAGTCAAGGCGGCTGTTGATGAATTAGAGTTTAAGTCACTTGAAAGAAGGATTAAGTTAACGAAAGAGCAAGAAGAGGCTTTAAAGTTTCCGACTAAACTTCTTATTCAATCAGCAGAAACACAAATCGCTATTCTTCAAAACGTAAACGACACAGCGATTGAGTTAGGGCAGAACACGCTATCAAGACGAATCGAGCAGATCAGACTTGAAGGTGAAGCACGTAAATTGGCAGCCATTCGATCTATTGACGATCAAGATGAAGAAGCCACTGCAATACAACTTATCGAAGCGCAAACACAAGAAGCGATCAGAGCCGAACGTAAACGCACGCTTGATGAATCAATACAGATTGCACAAGAATACGTTGCTGTTGTGGCTAACCTTGCATCGGAACTTAACGAACTGTCACGCATCAACACTGAAACATCAATCAACGATATTAACGCTCGGAGGGATGCTGAAATAATCGCAATCAACCAAACGCTCGACACCGAACGCGATAAGATCAGACAGCGTGAAGCAGCCGAACTAAGAGCAAATAAAAAAATCGGTCAGGAAAAACAAAAGCAAGCAAGACGAGATAAAGCATTAGCACTATTTCAAGCGGGAATAGACTTAGCGACATCAATCGTAAAGACTGGAGCAACACTCGGCTATCCTGCTGCGATACCTTTTCAAATTACTGCGGGTATTGTCGGGGCGGCTCAAATCGCTGCAATTGCATCACAGCCAATTCCTAAGTTCGAAAAAGGTGGTATGATCCGAGGTAAACGACATCGTGACGGGGGTACAATAGTAGAAGCAGAAGATCAGGAGTTTGTAGTTAATAGAGGGCAAACACGTAAGCACCTTGAAGAGGTTTCTGCTATCAATCGATCAACTGCTGAATTTCATAGACTAATCGAACGTAAATACATTCAGCCTCGCATCGCTTCGATTCTTTCAGGTACTAACAGAAGATCGGATAAGGTAGTAGTCAATGCTACATTAAACGCTCGGACTATGGAAGGTGAGTTGAAAGGATTGCGTAAAGACATTAGACGTTCGGCTTCTAAAGGCTACAAATCAAACCAAACAGATACACGCTATCAATGGCAAAGGAATTAAGATTTTTGTTAGACGGTCAAGATCGCGGTCAACCGTTAAACCCTGAAGAATTTGGCGTTAAGGTTAATGAAGATACAAACCTTAACGCTCGTCTTATTTCGTTTGATAATGACTTGGTGTTCGGTGGCTTAACGTATCGATACTTATTCGATTTGTTTGTTGACGGTACTTGCAACTTAGTAACTGTAAATGTCCAGTACAAGTGCGCTTCAGGTTGGGAGTATTTAGTAGATGGTTGGTTCATTCTATCCGAGTGCGTGTTTAATCTTGATCGATGTCAGGTCACTACTAAACTTTATGACGAAACATTCAGCACCAAGATCAACAACAACAAAGGCATTCCGTTTAGTACAGCATCGGCTAAGACAAAGAACCTTATTGATATAACACCGCCACAGCCCAAAGAGATTGAAATGTTCAACCCTCCTACTGGCATTTACGGTACGGAGAACCCAAAAGGAATCACAATCTTTCAAGCGTTTCAGCACCTTGTTACGTGTATGAGTGACGGGCTTATTGATTTCGGTTCTGACTTTTACACTGTTCAATTAGCACCGTCTGAAACACCAATGCTCACAAACGGTCGGGCAATATTTAACCGTGACAGCACTGAAACAATAATTACATTCGAGCAGTTGTTTTCTGCACTGAGCAAAAAGACACGTTTAGGACTTGGATTTGAAAAGCAGCCAAACGGCAGACCTTTGTTAAGGATCGAGCCTGCTGAATACTTTTTTCAATCGAACCAATCAGCAGACTTATTGAATCAGCCGAATATCAAAATGTCGGTCGATACTACTTCGCTTTACGCAACAGTTGGATTTGGAAACGCACCATATCTTGAAAAGTTTGAATGTAATGGAGGAGAAACCGCTTGTACATTTTTACAAGTACCGTTCAGAGGGTTTAGGGATGAGGTGTTCGGTATGTTAGGAACGTGCAACACATCAACTGAATTAGACCTTCAGAGCAATGATGTTGTGTTTGATACCAATGTGATTGAAGATATTTACAGATTCAATTCGCAGCAGTACATGAATAACCCAGTTGTGATTTATAGCAATGTGATTGCAACGGTTGGGGATGATCGGTTTCAAGCAAAACAAGGCGATCCGCTTTCACTTGGTCAAACTGTTTACAATGCAGAATACACGAACGAACAAGTAAGTGCGAATTGGTTAGGCGGTTATCCAAATAGCTTGGTTGATTACATCGCAGGATTCAACCCGCTTGATACAGACTTCAACTACAAGATGGATGCTTCACCAACTCAATCTTGGGAGTACGATGACGAAGAACCGACAAGTTATAGCGAGTGGACTGGTGACTATATTGTATTTGGAACGGCTGTAAATTCTAACCCTGCATTTGTAAACGGTCGGACTTATATTGTTCCTTATGCTGGCGTTTACTCGTTTACATTTAGTGCTGTACTTGATGACATTTTTGAAACTGGCAGACGGTCGATCATTCCAGTTTTGAGAGTGTTTAACGCATCCGATGAATTATATTTAAGCGTTGAAGGCGATCTATTTAATGACTTTAATATTAACCCAATTTACGCTTTTATGTCTGCTGACATTGCCTTAAATCAAGGCGATAGAGTAAGGTGTGATTTAATCGGTCAACAAGTTACATCGGGTGGCTTGGTTAATCAGGTAATACTTGACACATTAAACATTGACGGGGTTGATAGATTTACTCAATTCACTGGCATTGGCGTTCCGTTTGAGCCTTCAATTTTGCAGCCAGTTGATCCTGCTACTATTCGGAATGTTTTATACACTTTCGAACGCCCGTTATCAATGGTCGAAATCAATTCGATTCTTAGCAATACGTCTGCACCGCTTCAATTAGGGCGAACCACTGACACCAACGCTGCAATTAACGGCTACATCAAAACACTTGAAATTCAATCTTTCACAAGGCAAAACGCTAACTTTGTTCTTAAATCAAATCAGATACTTCGATGAGTTACATCATAGCACCAAATCAAGCGATTCCGTTATTTACTGAAACCGATTTAGATCAGCAAGGTTGTGGCTGTGGCGATCAAGGATATTCAATGGCAGTAGATCAAAACGATCAACTCTATATCCAACTTATTTCAGAGCCGTGCGATTCTGCTTATACGAACAACGAAGCATCTATCCAAGCGTGGAGTGAAAGCTACGGATCAGTATGTGCAGACGAAGCCGATCCAACGGGATTCTATTCGTTTACATTCAATGCTGATTATCCTTATCAAGTCTTTGCTGTAACGCTGACTGTTGAATCGATCACACAAGGAACGCTGTCAGTCTTTATGCAAGGCAGCGATGCACAATTCATTTCTTCAGCAGGAACGGTAACGCTTTACTTTACAACCGATGCGGTTACGGGTGGTGACTTTACGCCAAGCATCACAATAACGGGAGCGCAATTTATCGGATGCTTTAGTGCAGATATTCAAGTGCAAGGCATTCCAACTGAAACCCGTGTGGCGTTTGTCGATCCTGAAACATTACTACCTATTGACGGATTGGCGGTTCGTAACATTGAGATCACTGATAACGTGTTGACGATTCGCTTAGACGTAAACGCTCAGGACTTAACGAATGGATGCTATCGGATTGCGGTTGCTGATTTCTGTTCGAACACTTGCAGTCAATTCAGATTAGAAAACGGATTCTTCACTAATGGTCAAAACGGTTGGATAATTACCGAAGAGAATATCACATGGGATATTGCCGACCGTTACGCATCGTGTACAATCGATGAGGATGACGAAAACACCTACACCCTGACTTCTGAATCGGTACTATGCGAAGATGTTGAGTATAACATTCAATTAACCGATGTCGATGTTCAGACCGTTCAATATCGTATCGTGGCGGGTGACACCGTTTCGGCTTGGTTTAATACAGAAGGAACGTTCTCAACTTCGATTATTGCAACTGGAGCAGCACCGATCAACTTAGAAATTCAGTGCCGTGCTTTACAAAGTGGTGGGGTTGGAGTTGGTGGATTCTTGGCGTTTACATCGGTACAGATTAGCCCCGTTGATAGTGATGTTTCATTTGATCTATTCTCGGAAACAATTAACATCGGAAACTACGAAGGCTGTGTAGGTGGGATCAACTACTTCAAGATCGAAGGTTGTAACGGTCAAGATCAATTCGGAATGACTTTTACAAATACGGATTTCTTACCGGGCGTTCGTGTTGCAGGTCGATTGTTTCGCGCTCAGTACGATGCGGACGTTGACTTATTCAGATACTCAGACGGTACACGAAAGACAGCCTATGCAGACATATCGAAACGAAAGACATTAAGCATATCGCAACAACCTGAATACGTTTACGACTTCTTATCTAAGGTCGTATTCTTTGATGCTTTGTACATTAACGGTCAAGCATACGCACCCGTTGAAGATTCGTTCCCTGAAATCACTTGGAATGATGCGAACGATTTGGGTGACTTAGAGATCGAACTGTATCAACGTGAAGGAAAGTTAGTAAAGGTTGACTGTACTGGAATTGAGGCGGCTTGTACTCCATCAGTTCCGAACGATCTTGTTAACGGCTTGCTGCTTCAAAACAATGACTATATCTTATTGCAGAATAACGACATTTTGTTAGATCAAAATGGATAGTTATATTTGCAACTATCTTGTGCAACTGTTGGTGTAAATCGATTCGACCAATGTAACTGATCGATACAAACGTAAACCCATAAAATAATGGCTTGCGTATCATATTGCGATGAAGCATTACCATCGCACAATTTGGTTGATTGCAACGTCTATGCTTTAGGTGGTTCTCCTGCGATGATCGTTGGGGCTTGCGGTACTACACTGACTGATCCGTCATCAGCCGTAGAAATTCAGGCTTTGCTTGATGCAGGAACAGCCACATTAATCGAAGATGTTAGAATCGCTCTACCTGCGGGCGCACCAGTTACAGTTGATTCACCAATCGGCTGTGGTCTGCCTATCAGAATTAACGAGGATCGTACTCTTACAATCTTCGATGCAAACGTAACTGATGAGAATGTCGATTTCTTCGATGATCTTAACAACAGACGTTTAGCTTGGGCTTTAATCTACTTGTGCGATAGTAACAAGGTTGTATTTATTAATCCTGCTGCGGGCATCACAAGTTCAATCCAGTTTGTTATTCCTGAACAGAACAACGAATTGCAGAACTTCACTGGTGTTTTGACTTGGAGAGATAAGGCAATCCCGAAACAATATCCTGCACCAGTTGGAATTTTCTAACTCGGTTTAAATCAAAACGAAAGCCCTCGAAAATATCGGGGGTTTTTTGTTTAAATTTGTCCTATGGCAAAAGCTAAACAAAACGATTCGGGCGTTGTTCTTTACGCATTCGGTCACAAGGCTTA